ATATACCACGCTATGCGGGTTGACCCACTTTCCCATGATATATCTATGCCCGATGCGTTATAAGCAGCATTTGATAAAAACCGTGAATTAGCGGCTGGCGCTAACGCATAAAACCAGAACTCAACGGTAAAATCACCAGTTCCAAAATTAAACGCTGCGTTATTGGCAACTGTTAAATAATCCGCCGTCCCATCAAAATACCCACTGCCACCAACCGTTGAAGCCGACCATGCGCTTGTAGGGTTGAACGGGGAGAAGGGGACGACGGTTGGGGCGTTTTGAATCGTAAATGTTTTTGGTGTTGGGCTGTTATCAACAAAGCGATTAGATTGGCATGTTAAGAGCAGAGTATTTGCATCTGCTGTATACGGCGCAGTTGGAACTGTTATTGTTCTAGCTATGTTTGAATATCTTACATTTGATATGTAGCCCTGTGTCCCGTAGTTAGCAACCCAATTTATCCCGCCAATTGATAACTGAGTAGAACCAATCGAAGCAGTGCTTGTGCCGGTTGCAACTGAAACGCCATCAATATATAAAGCCGTCTGGTTTGTTCCGGTTCCGCTTCTGACCAACGCAATGTGATACCACTGTCCGATGGTAGGATTCCATGTGTAGCTAATAACATTAGTTGATCCACTAGCCGTAATGTTTATCTCTACTACATTTGATCCAGAACTGCGTTGAATTGTTACTCCATCCGTCCCAGACTGTCCGATAACAAATATTCGCTGATTGGTTCCAGCCCATGCTAACGGGTTATAAAACAACTCAACTGTGAAATTTCCTGTGCCTACAGCAAAAGCAGCGTTGCTTGTATAAATTGATTGATTTGTATTGAAATAATTCCCCCACCCCGTCTGACTAAACGGGCTAAAGGTTCCCTGCGTGGTGTTGCCGTTGCGGGTGATCGTGAAGTTGTTGGTAGAACCGTCTAAAAACGTATTATTCTGTGCGCCGTTTGTGCCATTCCCAGGCAACAACAACGTGGTGTATTCAAAGTATTCGTCGGCATTTGTGCCTACAGTTAAAGTTCCTAATGCACCGGCCCCAGCAACACCCGTTACAGCTTGTGATTTATTTACAGGCCAAAACCCAAGAGTTATTGCTCTGGCTACCTCATTAGGAGTAAAGACACCCCTATACGTCGTTGCCGTTGGCAAGTTATTGGAGCCAAGAACTCCACCATTAACACCTAATGCAACAGGCATTTATGACAAGTCCTCGTAAGAACACACCGCCTCTAAAGTGCTATTAGAAGCAGCGGTTAATCGTAAACTATCGTTTTCTTCTAAATACAACTGAGTTTCAGTCTTGCCAATAATAACCAATGACGAGTTAGCCGGAACAGTTGCCTGATAAATTAAATCAAACGCCGTTGTAGCATTTTTGTATACATCAACCGTTACTGTTGCCGTAGATCCTGTGATATTTGCGACAACTAATGTGTTGATCTTCAGGCACTTACCAGAAGAAGCAGCGTTACTTATAATCGCTGTGGCCGAAGTTGTTACCGCTAGCCCAGCCGTCTTTCCTGTGGCAGTCGTCAAATTAAGTAGATTCGGCGCAGCCATAGCTAGCCCCCAAAGATTATCGTTGTGCCATACGCTTTAGCGTTAAAAGTGGTTCTGCTTGCCGGTAGCGTTACAAATACGTTTTTAGTTCCGGAACTAAAATTGACTAGGCTTCCTGAATTACTGGAAGACAGCACCGTATCTCGTGACAACGTTGTACCAGAAGACGTATAAGTTCCGACCCCAACTTCCCAGTTAGAACCTGACTGGTCAGCTATCGTATAAAACGTCGTGTTGCCATTTCCTACAGCGGCAAACGATTGAAACCCTGTAACCGCACCAGCAAGTGTTACCGTGCCGGTGCCTGTGGTTGTCGTAGTTTCCTGTACACGATCAGCAATTACAAAAGCCACGATTATGTCGTCGCAAGTCTAAGTAAAGCGTTGGTCGTGTTATTTGTAGGCATTGTCAGCGTAAACGTACCAGCCGTAATCGTCTGTGAGCCAAACGTATGAACACTAACCGCTTTATTTGACTGAGTTGAGTTGTAAATCAAAACACAATCAAAAGCCGTAGAAAGCGTAACGCTGGTGTACGAAATTGACGCTGTAGGCGTAGTAAACGCTACCCCTGCCGTAGAAGAAGAGTTGGTTGCCGTTGGAGCATTCCATGCGGTAATAGACACCCCACCCGCTGTATAGTTTGTTCCAGATACTTCATTAGTAGCTGAATAAGCAGTGGTGGAAGCGTTTACAGTAGCCGTCGTCAAATATAGCGCAGCTTTAAATGTGTCTGCCGTAGACGTGCCTCTTGTTGGAGCAGTACCAAAATTATGAGTGGCTGTTAAAAGCTCACCCATAAACGAAGTACACATAGATTGGGTATTAGCCATGATATTTCCTTAAAAAGTTGCCACTTCTGCGCCTGCAAATGCAGGCATTTGTTTCAAAGTAACGTTGGCAGAACGATGAACCAACTCACCCTCATGCCAATACTCTACCCATGTAGTGTATTCGTTATCGTTGTCGATGACACCTTCTTTTTTATCAAGAAGCGCCTCATCCATATCGCCTTTGGTTGTAAAGACTGTTGCCATGCTAGTCCATCCTTATCAAAGCATTTGTTGCTGAATTGGTAGGCATCGTAATTGTAAACTTTGTTGTCGTTGTTTTATCTGAACCAAAATCTAAAACAGCTATAGATCGATCCGCTTTGCTGCTGTTGTAAATTAAAGCACACCGCGCAGTAAATGAAGCAGGATCCCAAATCACATTATCAAAGTCTACAAACGCAACGGTCCCAGAAGAACTAACCGTTGTACCCGTTAACACTTTTCCACCTGCGCTATAACCAGTACCTGATACTTCGTTGGCTGTCGTGTATACCGTCGTGGCTTGGTTCAAATCAGCATTAGCCGTATACAAAGCAATCTTTAAAGTGTCCGTTAGAAGATCGTGAATGCCTTCATACAGTTCCACTTTAAAGCTAGTTGTTTGTCCTTGGACAATACTCATGACACCTGGACCCTAACCTGACCATCACGGTAAGCATCCATTCTTTGCTTACCGTCACCCAAGTTCTTCAGTAACGCTATCGATTGAACATATCGGTCTTTTGCTAATGCTACTAAATCTTGTTCTAACTTAAGGAACGTCGAACCTTCGTACAACGTAGCATTTAACAAGACCGAATCAAAGTTCTCCCCTAACCAAGACGTGTTGGCATCAACAATTGATTCTGGATAGTAGAAGTAATGAAGTTCAACACCATAAATTGCATCTGGCGTGGGGCCAAGAATGAAACTTAAATTATTAGAAATAACGCCACCATTTACGGTAGGACCAAAGATTGCGTAATGTTTTGGCCGACCAAGACCTGTACCCAAGGTTTTTGGATAGGCTTCTCTAATAAAGTTTACGTCTTTGTTCAACAAATAGTGGTATTCGTTATTTGCATCAATGATGGCTAAAGAATAAGCCGACAAGAAATCTGGAGGCGCGCTTAAGTATTGATTGCTTGCCTCAGTAACGCCTGTCATGTTTTTTCTAAAATACGAAACTTGTACAGTATTGTAGATACGTTGTTCCGCCTGACGGATCATCGTATTGATGTCCGCCGTCGTAAACGTGGTTTCTAGATAATCCTGAACCGCTGTAACAAGTTCCGTATAGGTCACGCCATTGGTCCTCTAGCCATTACACCTTTGGTGGCAGCTCCAGTACCACGGATTTTAATCCCCGTAGTCTTGATGTCCTTCTCGGGATACCCCGCTGTATGGACAACCGGAACTGGTTTAGGTTGTTTCAATACCTTTACATTTTTCATTTCATGCCTCGATACTTAAAAGAAGATTTCTTTTGATTAGCAACCTTAGCTAGGTTGCGTCCCATCTTAAGCATATCGGAATTTGTCTTTCCGCCTTTTGCTAATTTGGTCATTGGCTTGCCAGGATGCAAAGCCTTTTCATGTTTATGTACCGCAGTCTTTGCATCCATGATGCACTCCTATGTTAAAGATATCGTTACTGTACCAACAGCCGTGGCTGCGGCCAAGTAGTTTGGCGTTAATGGATTATCAAAAGCAGAAGCACCACCAACTGGACTCCAGCCCCATTGAATGTCTCGAGATCCGCCCGTAGGAACGCCGCCTGTCGAATTAGGTAACAACTCAAGACCATTGACTCCAGCCGTAACATAAGTTGTATCTTTACGTGGGTTTCTTACGGCCTGCGGATCATCCACAGGGAACATACCTAATAATAATTGCGGCTGATCGGGATCCCAACACTCATCACAAACCAACAGGTTGTACTTCTTTGTCTTAATGATTTCCGTACGAAGTTTTTTTAACTTGAACTGCTGGCCGCATCGATCACACATTGCAATCGAATTTTTTCCAGACGCAAATCTGTTACCCATATCCGCCACCTGACCCAATAAACTGTTGGCGTGGCACAAATCGTATAGCAGCTTTCTCTCGGTCTTCGCCTGCTGCTAAGTTGAATTGCTCTTCATAAGCCATCTTCAACATATCAACTCGAGATACAAGTTCTGGCTGTTTCATGGCAATGTAGTACGCCAGACCTGCTACTAAACATGGAAGGAAACGGAAGTTCATGTCCGCAGTCTGAATACCCGATCCTGCGTCTTGGACTCTTCTCATTCTCCAGT